CTACTCGCAAAAGAACTAGCTGATTACAAACTCTACGTGGTTAACAACTTAATCAAGGTGATAGAGAGTACAACGAATCCAAAAGAAAAGACAACCGCGTTAAGAGCGTTAGGCGAGGTTGACGGTGTTGATGCATTTAAGAAGAAGACCGAGGTTACGCATAAGGTAGAGAGTATGGAAGAGGTTGAGAAAGAACTTCTTACTATGTTAAACGACTTTAAGCAAAAAGGACTCATGAAGGAGCCAGCACAGACGATAGATGCTGAAGTAATCGAGGATAAAGTAGAAGAGAATACAGATGGCACTGATTCTTAAGGAAGAAGAAAGGTTAACCCCAGAGAAAGCAGCGGAGTTAATGCAGATCATTCCACATCTGGATGATGACAAGAAAAGAATAGCACTAGCGAAGTTAAGAGTGTTTAAGAAGAATTGGGTACAAGAGCATGGCAAGGATAGTTTCTTAGATTTTATTACACACGTATACCCAGGCTACATGATAGGAGAGCATCATAGGCGGTTGGCTAAGATATTTGAAGAGATTGCGGCAGGCAAGAAGAAACGAGTTATTGTTAATATTGCTCCGCGGCACGGGAAGAGTGAGCTTATCTCTTATCTTGCTCCTGCCTGGTTCCTTGGGAAATACCCTCATAAGAAAGTTATTATGGCGTCACATACGGCTGACCTTGCTGTTAATTTTGGTCGTCGGGTTAGAAATTTGGTGGGTAGTGATGCTTACAAAGATATCTTCCCACAGGTAGAACTACAAGCTGACAGTAAATCAGCATCAAGATGGGGAACAAATTATAATGGAGAGTATTTCGCTATTGGTGTTGGTGGTGCCCTCGCTGGTCGCGGGGCTGATCTGTTTATCATTGATGACCCACACTCTGAGCAAGATGCCAAACTTGGACGACCTGACGTTTTTAAGCCTGCTTGGGAGTGGTTTCAGTCTGGCCCTTTACAGCGTCTTATGCCTGGTGGTGCGATAATTGTCGTAATGACAAGGTGGTCTAAGCTTGACTTAACTGGCGAGATTGTGAACCAGATGGTTAAGAATGACGAAGTAGATGACTGGGAGGTCGTAGAATTTCCAGCGATATTGACGGATAAGAACGGAGATGAACGAAGTTTATGGCCTGAGTTCTGGCCACTAGAAGAATTAAAAGCTAAGAAGGCAGCACTTGATATTAGGTATTGGAACTCACAATACTTACAAAACCCAGTATCAGAAGAAGGTGCGCTGATTAAAAGAGAGTGGTGGAAGATATGGGAAGGGGAAGATCCACCTAGTTGTGAATTTACAATCATGACACTAGACGCGGCTCAAGAAGCTAATAACCGTGCGGACTATAACGCATTGACTACATGGGGCGTCTTTTTTAACGAAGAAACCAATAACTATAATATAATACTATTAAATGCAATTAAGAAACGATTAGAGTTCCCCGAGTTAAAAGAGCTTTGTATACAAGAATATAAAGATTGGGAGCCTGACGCATTCATAGTAGAAAAAAAATCTAACGGTGCTGCACTCTATCAAGAGGTTAGACGCATGGGCATTCCTGTTGGCGAATTTACACCAGGTAAAGGGCAAGATAAAATCAGTCGTGTAAATGCAGTGTCAGATTTGTTTAGAAGTGGTATAGTGTGGGCTCCGGATCATAGATGGGCGCATGAAGTAATTGAAGAGTGTAATGACTTTCCAAGTGGAGCGAATGACGACTTAGTTGACGCGACAACACTTGCACTGATGAGATTTAGACAAGGTGGCTTTATTAGGTTACCCAGTGATGAAGAAGATGACATGGTGTATGGCATTCCAGGTCGAGGCAAAAAATTATACGCAATATAGGAAAATAGAATATGGCAGACAATATAGATAAAAGTTTATCACAAGCACCACAAGGATTAGAAGCAATGGCTATGGGCCAACCTGACTTAAGCATTGAGATTGAAAATCCTGAAAGTGTAACACTTGATGATGGTAGTATGGAGATTACAATCGAACCAGGCAAAGAAGTGGGTGACAATGACTTTAATGCTAACTTAGCAGAAGAACTTGATGAAGGTACGTTAACAGAATTATCAGGTGATCTACTTGGCGAAATTACATCTGACCTAGATTCAAGAAAAGATTGGTTAACAACTTATGTAGATGGCTTAGAGTTACTAGGTCTTAAAGTTGAAGACCGTACAGAACCGTGGCCTGGGGCATGCAATGTGTACCACCCCTTGATGACAGAAGCGCTGGTTAAGTTCCAAGCTGAAACTATGATGGAGACATTCCCAGCATCAGGCCCAGTTAAAACACAAATCATTGGTAAGCAAACTAAAGAAAAAGAAGACGCAGCTGAACGTGTTCAAGAGGACATGAATTATCAGTTAACCGACGTCATGGCTGAGTATAGACCTGAACACGAACGCATGCTATGGGGACTAGGTTTAGCAGGTAACGCATTTAAAAAGATTTATTACGATCCATCTATAGAACGCCAAGTTGCAATGTATGTAACTGCAGAGGACATGATTGTTCCTTATGGTGCATCTAATTTAGAAACAGCTGAACGTGTAACCCACGTCATGCGTAAAACTAAAAATGAAATTAAAAAACTTCAAGCAGCAGGATTCTATCGCGACGTTGATCTAGGTGAACCATTCTTAGACATTGATGAAGCTGAGAAAAAGATTGCAGAGAAACTTGGTTTTAACGCAACTGAAGACGATAGATATAAACTTTACGAAATTCACACGCTACTTGATATCCCAGAGTTAAAAGATAGTGATGACGGAATTGCTGTACCATACGTAGTTACAATAGAAAAAGGTACAGGTACTGTATTATCAATTAGACGTAACTGGAACCCAGATGACGAACTCAAACTAAAACGTCAACACTTTGTTCACTACGGTTACATACCAGGCTTTGGTTTCTATTGCTTCGGTTTAATCCATTTGATAGGTGCTTTCGCCAAATCAGGTACTATGATCTTACGTCAACTTGTTGACGCGGGTACCCTATCAAACTTACCAGGTGGTATGAAGTCACGAGGACTTCGTATTAAAGGCGATGATACACCAATCGCACCAGGTGAATGGCGTGACGTAGATGTACCAAGTGGTGCTATCCGTGACAACATTTTACCTCTTCCATACAAAGAACCTTCACAAGTATTAAATTCGTTGATGAATCAAATCATCGAAGAAGGTCGTGCATTTGCTAATGCTGAAGGACTTAAAGTTTCTGACATGTCATCTAACGCACCTGTCGGTACTACACTAGCTATATTAGAAAGAACATTGAAAGTAACATCAGCTATTCAAGCTCGTATTTACTACGCAATGAAGCAAGAGTTTAAACTTCTTAAAGGTATTATTAGAGACTACACACCATCAGAATATAACTATGATCCAGAAGTGGGTGATAGACGTGCTAAACAAGCTGACTATGATAACGTAGATGTGATCCCTGTAAGTGATCCAAATGCTGCAACGATGTCACAGAAAGTTGTTCAGTATCAAGCTGTTATGCAGATGGCTCAAGCTAATCCACAGATCTATGATTTACCAGAACTTAATCGTCAGATGTTAGAAGTATTAGGTATTAAGAATATTGGTAAGCTTATTCCAAGTACAGAAGATCAAAAACCAAAAGATCCCGTATCTGAAAACATGGCTATTATTAATGGTAAACCTGTTAAAGCATTTATCTATCAAGATCACCAAGCTCATATTGCAGTTCATATGGCGGCAATGCAAGATCCTAAAATGATGCAAATGATTAGTCAAAATCCAATGGCTTCTCAAATTCAAGCTGCAGCAATGGCTCACATAAATGAACATATTGCTTTTGAATACAGAAAACAAATTGAAGAACAATTAGGTGTACCATTACCTAATCCAGATGAAAATTTACCTGAAGATGTAGAAGTTCAATTATCTAGATTAACTGCTGACGCAGCTAATAAACTTCTACAAAAAGATCAAGCAGAAGCTCAGCAACAACAAGCTCAACAACAGCAACAAGATCCGTTGATCCAAATGCAACAACAAGAGTTAGCATTAAAAGCCCAAGATTTACAAATTAAAGCTCAAAAAACTATGGCCGATATTGAGATTGATAAAGGCAAATTAGAATTAGAAAAGGCTAAAATGGAAGCAGAGGCAAAATTATCTGGTATGGAGTTTGCTGCAAAAGCAACACTTGATAAAAATAAATTAGAAACTCAAAAAGCAATTGATAGTGTAAAAATAGGTTTAGATGCAACTGTTAAAAAACATGAAATTGAAAATCAAAGGAACCAACAAAAACCTGAGGAGTAAACTATGGACCAAACGCTAGAGCTATTATTGTCTCGAATAGATGATCAGCGCAAAACAGTTTTAAATAATTTAGGAGACGGAGCAGCAAAAGATTTTGCTTCGTATCAAAATATGGCAGGATATATTCGAGGTCTATCCGTCGCTGAAAGTTTAATAAAAGACCTTGCACAAAGAATGGAGACATTTGAAGATGAGTGACATACTCACAATGAATAAAAGCATAGTTGATGCAAGTGGTCGACCAGTTTATATTCCAAGCGTAGATGAAGTAAAAGTAG